TCTACCACTACTCCGCCTCCGTGTTCCATTCCAACCCGAAATGCGAGACCCGGCCCGACTTGAACCGGGCCTACGACTACTTCATCACGAGCTGGCTGGGGATGAACGGCGTGGCCGGGACCTGGCCGCCGCGGATCTCGTTCTGCGCCCGCTTCCAGGGCGACGGCGGCGATCCGGCCGTCCGCTTCCAATCGGTGATCTCGTCGATTCCGCAGTGGCGGCGGCGGATGCGCTCGACCTTCGTTCTCTGCCGCGACGGCTTCAAGATCATCCCGCGTGTCGGCGATCAGTCCGCTTCGGCGATGTACGTCGACCCGCCCTATCTGGACAAGAGCGCCCGCTACATCCACGACTTCACGTCGGACGACCCGGACTCCAACGATCCCCTCGTCCGCAAGCACGGCCAGCACGGGCTTCTCGCGCGGCAGCTCCACCGCTTCGAGAAAACCCGCGTCGTGCTCTCGTACTACGATCACCCGGCCCTGGCGGAGCTGTACCCGTCATGGTCGATCATCCGCCTCAAGGCGGGCGGCATGTCGAACGCCCAGGTCGGCCGGACCCCGGGCAACGCCAAGTCGAAGAAGCAGGAAGTCCTGCTTATGAATGGGCCGGTTCTTGGCGGTGGACTTTTCGACGAGTCCCTTCCTGGTGAACCTCTTCAACCGTGATGCTGCGATAGCCGATCGACTTGAGTCGTCCGAGATCCCGGAGGATCGCGGACGACTTTTGTCGTCCGGCCACCACCGTCGTCCGGACGATGATCGGCACGGACACGGCCACCTCTCCGCCGATGAATTGCAGATAGCGGTTCCGCTTCGCGCCCGGGTAACGCCTCAGCTCGCAGTGGACTTCCTGGCCGTTGAACAGGGCGACGATCGTGTGCGGGGTCATTTTGCGCGACATAAAGTTTTTTCCTCCGAATGTTGGATCGGAACGGAAAACGCTACGATGCCAATCTTAGACGAGTGGCCATTTTTAGCCGGGAGGAAACGATGGCGACAGACTATGACCCGAAGGTAGCCGAAATTATGAATCGGCTCAAGGAGCCGTTCGAGCCCGAAGTGGTCCAGTACCGCTCCGGGGCTTCGAGCGTCGAGAAACGCAAGGCGCTGGCTCTCGCCTACGTCGAGGCCCGCGACGTGATGAACCGGCTGGACGAAGTCCTGGGCGCTCACGGATGGGACACGGAGTTGTCGGAGACGGCGACCGGGCAGATCATCTGCAAGCTGACGATTCACTTCGCCGATGCGGGCGGCGTCGTCCACAGCCCCTGCCGGTGCGATGTCGGCGGGACCGTGTCGACGGCGGCGCCCGGCGACCGGGGCGGCGGCGTGGACAAGCTGAAAGCGGCCGCGTCCGACGCCCTCAAGCGGGCGGCGATCGGATTCGGGATCGGCCGCTACCTCTACTACCTGCCGAACTTCTGGGTGGACGCGGAGTTCGGGGCGGACGGCAAGGTGAAATGGCTCAAGGAAAAGCCGAAGCTGCCGCCGTGGGCGATGCCGGCCGCGGAGGGTCAGCCGCCCGCTGACGGCCGCCCTCTGGCTCCTCCCCCGCGTGATCCCCCGCCGCAGCAGCAGCCGCCGCAGCAGCAGGGCGGCGCACCGGTGGGCGGCCGCTCCGCCCTGACCGGCGGGGCTTCCCCGCCGCAGCAACAACAGCCGCAGCAACAACACATCCCGATCAACGACATGGAAGTCGACCGGCTGGACTACCTGTTCAGCCTGCTTCCCGATCGCGGGGTCAAATCGTTCGAGCTTCTCAAAGCGAAGTACCGGATTAACGACGTGCGTCAGTTGTCTACAATTCAGGCTCAGGAAGCGATCGTCGCTGCCGAGCAGTTCCTGTCCCAGCAGAAAGTTCACTACTAGGAGACCATCATGGCGAAAGAGAAAGAGGGCGACGCCGCTGTCGCCGAGACGCTGCCGCAGATCGACACCCTGGAGTTCAACGGCAAGGTGTTTCTCCTGCCGTACCGGGACGATTGCATCGACCTGAATGAGGAGGAGCGCAGGGGGCTCAAGGCGTCGATCCAGGAACACGGCATCATCGACCCGATCGTCATCAACAAGCGGAACAACCACGTCCTGGGCGGGCGCAATCGGCTCGAGATCGCCAAGGAGCTCGAGCTGCCGAAAGGGGAGGTCCCGCTCAAGTGGGTCGACATCGACGACGAATCGACCGAGCTGTCGATCTGCATGAACCTGCTGGCCTCCGGGCGCGGCTGGACGAAAACCGCCCGCCGGTTCTCGGTCAAAAAGCTGTTCGACCGGGGTCACAAGATCCGGGAAATCGCCCGGATGCTGCGGACGCCGCATTCCACGGTCCAGGTCGATCTGGAGAAGCTCGGCCTCAAGCCGACCGCCCCGAGCCGGATGCGGCCGGCGAGGGGCAGGGACGAGGACGACGAGGGGACGAAGGAACCGCGTCTGACCAGCAAGTCCAAGGCGATCGTCAAGATCAATCTCGGGCTCGACTGGGTCGGCGGCCTCGTGCGGTTGAGCGACATGCTCAAGATGCCGGGCAAGTACAAGACCTACCTCCAGGAAATGTCCGACTGGCTCGTCGACGCCCAGAAGAAGGAACAGGCGGAATCGAACGGCGAAGCCTGACCCAGGGGCCAGCGGCAGATGGAACTTTGGGAAAACCAGAAGCGTGCGCTCGCGGGCCTCGACGACGCCGAGGCCCGCGGCGTCATGTCCGCGATCGTCACCGCTCCGACCGGGGGCGGCAAGACGGAGATCATGGCCCAGCGGGCCAGGATCACCCGGGAGCGCGGCAAGCGGACGCTCCTCTTCACCAACCGCAAACTGCTCACGTCCCAGGCGGCCAAGACAATGGGCCGGGCCGGGCTCAACTACGGCGTCTACGCCGCCGGGTGGGACCAGGCCGTGTTGCAGGAAATCCAGGTCGTCTCGCTCCAGACCCTGCACCGGCGGATCGCCTCCGGCAAGGCGGCGTGGCCGCCCGCCGACGAAGTCATCATTGACGAGGCCCACTCGTGCAAGGGGCCGATGGCCCGGGCGATCATCGCCCACTACAAGGAACAGAACGCCTTCATCTGGGGCGCGACCGCGACCCCGGTCAACCTCAAGGGCCTGTACGAGGAAATCATCGTCGCCGGCACGAAGGCGGAGCTGCGCCAGGCCGGGGCGCTCGTTCCCTGCACGGTGTTCGCCCCCGACGAGCCCGACTTGCGCGGCGTGAAGAAAACGAAGGTCGGCGAGTACGACCTGGGCGGGCAGATCCAGCGGATCATGCGGACGATCTGCTTCGGCGATGTGTTCGCCCACTGGAAGCGGCTCAACCCCAACGGCCTGCCGACGATCCTGTGGGCGCCCGGCGTGGCGGAGAGTCGCTGGTTCCAGAAGATGTTCGAGCACATGGGCGTCCGCTGCGCACACATCGACGCCGCGACGTCCGACGAGGAACGCGAGCAGATCTTCTCCGACAACGAGATCGGCCACACGCCCGTCATCACGTCGATGGGCATTTGCCGCGAGGGCGTGGACCTGCCCTGGCTCTACCACGGCATCCTCGTTCAGCCGTGCCTGTTCCTCTCGACGTACCTCCAGATCGTCGGCCGCCTGCTGCGGGCCTACGACGGCAAGACGAAGGCGATCCTCCAGGACCACGCCGGCGCATGGTGGCGTCACGGCTCGCCGAACGCCGACCACCAGTGGCGGCTCGGAAAGAACGATCGCGAACTGGCCGGCGAACGCCAGCTCGCCTTCGAGTACGGCGACATCCGCGAACCCATCCGCTGCCCTCGTTGTTCCGGGATCCGCATGAGCGGCCCCCGCTGCCCCCATTGCGGATACGAGCACACGAAGTCCGTGCGGGCGGTCCGCATGGACGACGGGTCGCTGACCCAGAAGGAGGGCAATGCCCACAAACACAAGGACCACGCCCAGGACGACCAGCGCAACTGGATCCGGACGCTGTTCGCCAACGCCAACGCGAAGTTCCCGCGCACGGTTCTCCAGGCGGCGGGGACGTTCAAGCGCCGGTTCGGCAAGGACCTGCCGCTCAACCTGAAACACATCCCGCCTCCCGATTCGATTGATTGGAAGCGGCACGTCAACGTGGTGTTCCCGTGGCTGACCCGAAAGAAGAAAGGGGCCAACAATGGCCAAGAAGCGTAGGGGGTTCGTTAAGGGCAAGTCGAAGCTCCCGAAGCCAACCAAAGGTCGCAAGACTGCCAAAATGGCCACTGTAACCCCCTTTACAGTCGCGCCGGTGGACCGGCACCCGTATGTCTGGGTCCGGGCCGTCATCGACGACGGCGATCTGTGCGTCCTGTTCCGTCACAAGCTGGGGGACATGGACGCCAGCAAGGTCTACAGCGAGTACGTCGGCGGCAAGACCGACGACGAGATCCGCGTCCTGGTCCGCGAGCTGATCTCGATGGATCCTGATGACCCGACCGCGATCGAGATCAACCGGGTGCCAACCGTCATAATATGAGCGTCCCTTACGGCTACGAACCGTTCCACGACATCCTGGCGAATCTGCACGGACTGTCGTTCTCGACCAACGGCCGGGGCTACGCCCTCTGCCCGGCCCACGATGACCGGCGCCGGCTGTCGCTGACGCTCGGCATCGGCAAGGGCGGCCAGCTCCTGGTCCGCTGCCACGCCAACAAAGGCTGCACGTTCAAGTCGATCGCCGCGGCTCTCGGCTTCCCCGAGAGCCGCTTCTACCTGCACCCCGTCGAGGCGCACACCGGCCCCGACGTCGTCGCCACCCGCTACGTCTACCGCGACCGCATGGCCCCGCGTTTCCGGATCGTCCGCACCGTCCTCAAGGCCATGTGGGTCGAACGCTGGGAGGCCGGTGAGTGGATCAAGGGCCTGGCCGACTACGAGCCGATCCCCTACCAGCTCGACAGCCTGCGGGCCTGCCCGTCCGGCGAACCGGTGTTCTTCGTCGAGGGCGAGAAGAAGGCCGACTGTATCCGCGAGGTCGGCCTTGTGGCGACCTGCTCCCCCTTCGGGGCCGGGAAGTTCTCTGCCAACTTGGCAGGCCATTTCAAGGGCCTCCAGGTGGTCATCCTGCCCGACCACGACGAAGCCGGCTGGAAACACGCCGGGATGGTCGCGACGGCCCTGGCGCCCCTCTGCTGCGTCCGGATCTGCGAGCTGCCGCTCTTACGATTGAAGGGCGACGTCTGGGACTGGTTCCAGCCCATCGCGATCGACGCCCGCCGTGAGGCCCTGCTTGCGGCCGCGGCCAACGCCCGGATCTGGGACGGGACGGACGCGCAGGAACGGCTGGCCGTCCTGCGGATGGAAATTGCCCGGGCGCTGTGCCTGAGCTGCCTCGTGTGAAAGGAACGAACGATGAAATGCCCGTACTGCGGGAAGTCGATGGACCCGAAGATGGCGCACCCGTGCGAAGGCCCACAGCCGGCGACGATTAGCGAGCAACCGATGGAGAGTCGGCCCAGCCGGATCACGTCCGGCGAGCGGCTGCTCCATGTGGCCCGGATGATGCGCGAGAAGGCGCAGGCCCTGCTCAAGGAAGCCGACCAGGTCGAGACCCTGGCGAAGCAGGCCGGCAGCGGAGCGGTCAGCCGGGACGCCGACGAGGCCCTGTTCCGCCTGGCGGAGTACGCCACCGGGGCGCTTCGCTGAGAGAGGGGGCTTGCCGCCTGCGACGATGCGGGTAGGATGAGCCGCGTTAAAAGAGAGAGCCGGCTGGTCGCAACTCCAGCCGGCTCAAGTTCAGGCCGGGAAAAGCGGCACCGAACGGCAACACTGCTACCTCCCATCGTAGCACCCGTTCCCTTCTCGCCAATCCCCCCTGAATTAAATTATGGCTCTCCGTTGAGCCGAAACGGCCTAACGAGCCTGCGGGCGGCCGAGCAACTCACGCGGCGTCATAGGCGTGAGACCAAACGATGGGACTCTGGCGCAAGCCAGCGGAGAGGGGTTGCGGGGGCCGGATACCAAAGGCACCGCAACTAGAGGCCGCCGAAAAGGGCTGGGGGGAGGGGTGCATTGCGCCCTGAACCGCTTCGCGGGTGAATACAAATACACGAGGGGAAAGAAAGATGGCCGCGACGAAGTCGAAAGCCGCGCCGAAGCGGCGCTCGAAGTACAACAACACGAAGGTCGAGGTCGATGGAATCCTCTTCGACTCGAAGAAGGAGGGCGACCGCTGGCTCGAGCTGAAGAACCTCGCCGCCAAGGGCCTGATCCGGAACCTGGAGCCGCCGCAGGTCAGCTTTGACCTTGTCGTCAACGAGATACTGGTGTGTCGGTATATTGCCGACTTCGTTTACGAGGCTAGAATTGCAGGGCGCGGATGGGTTAGAATCTGCGAGGACGTGAAGGGATGGAAGGGCGGTCCGAACTACCGGGTGTTCCGCCTCAAACAGAAACTGCTTCAAGCCTGCCACCGAGTCGACATCAAGGAGTTCTGACGATGGACCTGAAACTGACCGCCTCCCAACAAGTCCTCTTCGACTCGGGAACCGACCGGGCCTGGAACCTCGCCCGGGCGCTCGCCCGCAAGCTGGGCGCCTGCGACGAGTACGACGCCCTTCAGGACGCGCTGGTCGGCCTGGCCCGCGCCGCCAAGACTTTGAAGCCCGGGACCAACTGGATCGCGCATTCGGACACCGTGATGCGGAACGCGATCGTGGACGGCTACCGCTTCCTCTTCGGCGCGACCACCAGTCCCCGGCGGGCCTTGTTGTGCGGCCAGCGTTCGCTTGCCACCATCACCGAAGAGCCGCCCGCCCACTCTGCTCCCTCGTCTCTGGAAATCTCCGAAGAGATCGAAGCCGCCGCCTTCCACCTGACCGCCGAGGAGCGGGTGATGGCCGACCTGGCGTTCGGTCACGACATGAAGGCCCGCGACGTGGCCGAGTTCGTCGGCCTGAAGTACAAGGCGACGTGCCGCAAGCTCCGCTCCCTGCGCGGATGCCTCGCGGTACGGCGGAGCTCTGTCGTCCGGGTGGCCTGATGCCTTCTCCCGACTCAAGCCGGACAACCCCGCCGAAGGACAACTACCAGAAGATTGTCCGCCAGATCGCCGAGAACGTGCTCCGCGGCCAGCGCTCGCGGAACATCATCGTCCCTCGTGACTTCCTGGAACTGTTCGTCGCCGAAGTCGGCGGCCCCCAGCGCCTCGCCCGCAACCTCGCCCAGATTGTCAACGATCCGAAAGCCTCGTCCGTCGCCAAGTCCCGCGTTATGTCCGACATCCTGCACCTGATGGCTCACGTCCAGAAGGCTAACGCCGGAAACGCTAACATCGAGGACCTGGACGACGCCGACGTCGAGGCGATGGTCCGCCAGATCGTGGCGGACGAGAAGAAGGACGACTCCCATGCCGGACCCGAACCAGCCGGGCAATCCGAAGCGGCGGCCGAAGATCCTGATTCCGGATGGGCCGATGGAGGAGGAGACTTACCACTTCCCGAAGAAGTCGAACCAGAACCGGACCGCGCTCCGTGACCAGTTTCCCGACGACTCGCCGTCCATCCCGCCCGTCATCCCGCCGCAGCCGCCCGGTCAGCGCCTGCCCGAAGTCGAGCTTAAGGTCCGCCAGGCCGCGATCCTCGCCGAATGGGCTCGCCGCCAGTCCGAATCGCTCCGCCTCTACGAGCCGCTGCCGATGCAGCAGCGGTTCCACGCCTCCGACACAATGATCCGCCTCCTGCCCGGTTCCAACCGGGCCGGTAAGACTTTAGCTGCCGGCGTCGAAGTGGCCCGCGCCGTGACCGGCACGGACCCGGGGAAGAAATACCCGCTCAAGGACGGCCGCTGCTTCATCGTCGGCGGCGATCTCAAGAAGCACGTCGGCCAGGTGCTCTACCGCAAGCTGTTCCGGCCGGGCGCGTTCCAGATCCTCCGCGACGAAAAGACCGGCCTCTGGCGGGCGTGGCGCCCCTGGGTCCCGGAGGATATGAAACGGGAACACGAGACCCGCCCCGCCCGCCCGCTGATCCCGAAGCGGTTCATCAAGTCGATCACCTGGGAAAACAAGCGGGCGTCGATCCCGCAACTGATCGTCCTCAACAACGGCTGGGAAATGTCGTTCTTCTCGTCGCTCGGCAAGCCGCCCCAGGGGTCGGACATCGACCTGGCCTGGTTCGACGAGGAAATCCGCGATCCCGATTGGGTCCCCGAAATGCAGGCCCGCATCGTGGACCGGGCCGGGTACATCATCTGGTCGGCCACGCCCCAGGTCGGCACTGAGCACCTGTTCGACCTGCACGAGCAGGCGATCGAGGAGGAAGTGTCGAAGCCGGCGGAGCGGACGGTCGAGGAGTTCAACGTCCTGATCGACGAAAACAAGTACATGACGCCGAAAAAGATCGCCCGCTTCAAACGGTCGATCCGCAACGACGACGAGTACGAGATCCGCATCAAAGGCCAGTTCGGCCTCCGATCCCTCCTCGTGTTCCCGGAATGGCGCGACCACCTGTTCGTCGACCCCTTCGAGCCGCCGCCCAACTGGAGCCTGTACCTGTTCATCGACCCCGGCCGCCAGACCGCCGCCGCCCTCTTCGTCGCCGTGCCTCCGCCGGACGTCGATCCCATCGGCCGGTTCCTTTACGATGAGGTCTACATCCACGAGGCCGACGCCCGCAAACTCGCGGCGGCGGTGAAGGCCAAGGTTGGCCAGAACGCCTTCCAGGCGATGTGGGTCGACGAGCAGGAAGCCCGCAAGGAGTGGGCCGGCACTGGCAGGAGCCTGAAATCCCTGTATGAATTGGAATTGAGGAAGGCGGGCGTGCGGACATCGGATGGCGGCTGTTCCCTGTTGCCGGCGCCCAGCGAAGCCCGGGCCGGACGCGAGGCGCTCCGGTCCTGGCTGACACCGGACGAGCACGGCATCACGAAGTTGCGGCCGATGCGGGGACGGGTTCCCCACCTGGCCGAGGAAATGCGCCGCTACCACAACAAGCGCTCGAAGGTCGGCGGCTCGTATGTCGTGATGGACGAGCCGGTCAAGAAGTGGGACCACCTGATCGACTGCGCCCGCTACTGTGCCGCCGTGGATCCGGGATACCGCCCGCCGCCGACCCGGAGACGATCCTCGCTGGCCGTCTGGAAGTACCTGCTCGCGAAACGAAAGCGTAGGCGGAACAAGTTGGGCAAGGCGATCAACCTTGGCCCGGGAGATTGAAATGCCAAAGCAAGCCACCGCGGCGAAGCCCGCTCCGGCCGCCCCGATCCAGTACCCGAAAGTCGACATCGGCGACGTCGTGTACTGGTATCACGGCAACACGACCGACCTGGATGAAGTGATTCCGGTGCTGGCGCTCGTGACGGCCGTGTACGAGGACGGCCAGCTCGAGCTGGCGAAACTTCCCAAGGACAATACCGGATTCCAGCTCCCCGAGGGCGGAGTCCGTCACCGCAGCGACCCGATGGTCGCGCGGATGGCGGGGCATGATCCCGAGGACGGGTTCTGGGTCGTCCCGCCCGGGAAGCTGCTTCCGAGCGAAGTCGAGAAGCTGCGCCGGATGATGGCGGCGTTCTCCGAGACGGCTCCCAAGTCGGGCGCTGCAACGTTGCAGCGCCGGTCGAAAGCCAAGGGAACCGGCCTGGGAGACGCTCCGGACGAAGCCGTCGACATGGGCGACACGGACGACACGGACGATGACGGGTGGGGCGATCCCAGCAAGTAACCGAGGCCGGCGATGGCGAACCAACCGCTTCAACCAGTCGTTACGAGCTGGCTCGAGAAAATCAAGCTGGCCGAAGAACACAAGCGCAAGAACTTCGGCCGGGACGCCGAGGAGTGCCACAAGTTCTTCGCCGGCCCGTATTCCTGGATGTACCGGAAGCGGGCCGGCAGCGGCGAGGACGAAGCGACCGCGATGGATTGGGTCGAAGAGGGCGACATCAAGGCCCCGACGTTCCAGCTCACCATCAACAAAGCGTCCGAGGTCGTCCAGCTTTTCGGCCCCGCCCTCTACCAGCAGAATCCCGACCGCAAAGTCTCCCCGCGTCGTGATTACCAGATCCCCGGCGAATACTTCGCCACCCAATCCGACCCGATGGGGGCCATGCAGGCCCAGCAGATCGCGATGATGGGCATGGTGGAGCGCTCGAAGGGCGTCACCGTCTCCGCCCTGTACGAGTCCCTGCTCAACTACCTGCCGACCGAGAACAACCTCGACCACGAGTCCCGTCTCCAGATCGACGACGCCCTCATCAAGGGCATGGGCATCCTGTGGCACGAGATCGTCACGCACCCGGACGGCCTCCGCGTCCCCGCGTCGATCTTCGATTCCTGCGACAACCTGCTCCTCGACCCGGACGCCACCCGGATCGAGGATTGCATGTGGGTCGCCAAGCGCTGCACCCATGCGACCTGGGCGCTCGAGGACGAGTACGGGCGCCCGCGCGGCTCGATCAAGGGCAACCGGGAATCGTTCTCCGAGACGGCGGGCCTGGACAACTTCGAGGACAATGCCCGCCGGGCGCGTGGCCAGACCAACGACCAGCTCGTCTACTACAAGATCTGGTCGCGGATGGGCATCGGCGGCCGCCTGGCCGGCGTCGTGACCGGCAACGAGGACTACAAGGGCCAGCTCGACCAGCTTGGCCAGTACACCTACCTGGCGGTCGCCCGCGGCCTCGACTGGCCGCTCAACCTGCCGGAGGAAGTGTGGAACGGAACGCCGGAGGAAGTGGCTCAGCGCTGCCAGTGGCCGATTCCGTTCTACCTCGACCGCCGCAACGAATGGCCGTTCACGCACCTGTCCTTCCACGAGGACCCCGGCCAACTGTGGCCGGTCGCGCATCTCAAGAGCGCCCTCGGCGAGCTGAAGTTCATCAATTGGGTCTACTCGTTCCTGACGGGCAAGATCCGCACGGCCTGCCGCGACGTGCTCGTCATCCTGAAATCGCTCTCCGACGACGTGAAGCGGGCGATCACCAGCGGGCCGGACTACTCCGTCGTCGAGATCGACGCCCTGACGAAAGACATCGACCAGATCGTCAAGTTCATCCAGCACCCGACCTTCAACCCGGAGATCTACCACGTCCTCGAACACATGATCGACCTGTTCGAGAAGCGCACCGGACTCACCGACCTGCTCTACGGCGAGTCCGCCCGCCAGCTCCGCTCGGCCGAGGAGGCGTCGATCAAGCAGACCAACGCCACGATCCGGCCCGACGATATGTCGAAGTGCGTCGAGGCGTCCCAGAGCCTGGCCGCCCGCAAGGAAATGGCGGCGGCCCGGTGGATCCTGACCGACAAGGACATCGGCAAAGTGCTGGGAACCGAGGCGGCGTACATCTGGCAGACCGAAGTGATGATGCAGCCGCCCGAGGCGATCTTCCACCAGTTCGACTGCCGGATCGAATCCGGCAGCACGAAGCGGCCGAACCGCCAGCAGGACGCCGAGAACCTCCAGAATGCGATGAACAACCTGCTCGGCCCGCTGTTCCAGTACGCGAGCGCCACGGGCAACGTGGAGCCGATCAACGCCCTGATTCAGTCGTGGGCGAAGAGTCTCAACCTGGAAGCCGACAAGTTCCTGCTGGCCGCTCCGCCTCCGCCACCGGCCGCGCCGGCTCCGGGTGCAGCGGGCGGCGGCGCACCGCCACCCGGCGGCCCTCCGCCGAGCGGCGCTCAAACCCCGCCGCCCGGACCCCCGATGGGAGCCCCGATGTGACCGACCAGGAAGTCTATGAGCAGTCGCTGGCCAACGGCTGTTCCCCCAAACTGGCCGAAATGTTCGCCCTGGCGACACCGCCCCAGGCGCGGACGGATTCGACGTTCCTCTCCGGAAACTGCAACGGGAGCCAGTTCGAGCATGTTCCCGGCCGGGGCGACTACCTCAAGGAAATCGCCGAGGCGAGGGGACAGAGCGTCACCGGCAAGGTCTACAAGGCGGGCCTGGCCCGCTACCCCGGCGACCCGGAAGCGTGGGTCAGCGGCCGGGGCGATGTCGAGCGCGTGGCCCGTGCGCGGGGCTGGGGCGTCGAAGGCGACGTCTCAGTCCCGGCCGAGGGCGTCGAGCGGATTCCGGCCCGCAAGACCGGCAAGGGCAAGCTGGCGAAGAAACTCCACGAAGCCGGGCTGCCGATCGGAGAATGATGGGCAAGTATGAAGCCATTCCCGGAAGTCTCGGCCAGGCCGGTCGTGTGCTCTGGAAGGTCCGGATTTACAGTGACTTCTTCGGGCTGGTGGCTCGCGACGGCATCGTCGTGGAGTGCGGCCCGAAGGGATCTCCGGCGATGGGCCGGGACATTTTTGAAGTGAAGCGGTCGATTGAGAAAAGGGGCGGGACATGCTTGCGGTTGATGCCCTTGAGCGACTGATCGACTTCGCCGGCTCCGAGGGCGCCGCCGAGAGCGAAGCCACTGTGCGGAAGTGCAAGCGGGCGATTCAGGACGCCCTGCGCGGGTTCCCCGAGCTGCACCGCTGGAAGCACCACTACTCGCACGAGCGGCTGTTCCTGAAAGCGCCCTACGACACCGGCACCGTCGAGTACGACGCCACGACCCGGGCGCTGACGCTGACGGGCGGCGTCTGGCCCGCCTGGTCGGCCGACGCCAATGTGCGGATCGACGACCTGGTGAGCAAGGTCTACACCCGCGACTCGGACACCGTGCTGACCCTGGATAGCGTCGTGCATCCCGAGGCGGCGATCGCCGCGGGGACCACCTACAAAATCTACCTCGACCAGTACGACTTGCAGGACGACTACCTGGCCAACGACTACCCGATCGCCAAGTGCATGTACGGCGCTCTGCACTATGTCCACCCCTCGTCGCATCTGTGGCTCACCCGCTCGGCCGAGCAATCCGGCTCTCCCGCGTACTACACGATTCTCCCCTCCCGCCACGACCCGCAGCGGTTCGCGATCGCCGTCTCCCCGTTCCCCGACTCCGACCAGACCCTCGACATCCTGTACCAGCGGCGCATGCGCCGCCTGCGGTACTTCAACGTCGATGCCGGCACGGCCTCGACCGTGGCCCTGAGCAACACCGTGGCCGGCGTCGGCACGGCCTGGGCTGCCGACATGATCGGGGCCACGCTGCGGCTGTCGGCTGACACGACGCCGCCGACCGGGTCGGACGGCAACAACCTGGCCGCGTTCGAGTCCGTCGTGACGGCGGTTGCCTCGCCGACGTCGCTGACGGTCGCCAACCTCTGCCCTGTCTCTCTGGCCGGTGTCGCTACGATGCTTTCTGACAGGCTCGACCTGGAGGACGGCACGATGGCGACGGCATTCTGTTGGCAGGCTATCCAGCACCTGGCCGCCGCCCTCCGGATGAAGGACCGCCCGAAGGTCGAGCAGGAAGCCCGGGATTACCTGATCCGGGCTCGCGAGGCGGACGCGCGGGATTTCTCGCCGAAAGTGGATGGGCCGCAACGGACCTACGGACCCAGCCGCCGATACATGCCAACAGGTCCAGACGAATAGAGGGACGTTATGCCAAAGGGGATTACGGTCGCCAACCCGGCGACGGAGCAAGCCGTGGCGGAGCTCGCCAAGTCGGCGGAAAAGAAGCTGCCGCTTTCGGCGTCGGAGCATACCGCGATCGCGAAGCGACTGCTGCCGATGATCGAGAACATGCAGCGGATCAAGTCGATGGTCGACCGCTGCTACGCGGCGTCATCGCCGGCCGCCAGTGCGCC